TATCAAGATTTCCTTGACTATAAGTAACAAATCCACCCCAAACATCATTTGTAGTATCTTGTGCAGTAAATGGTAATCCTGTAATAACTACAGGTGAAGTATCTGAAGTACCATCACCTGAAACCATACCAGAAATAAAAACCATTTTACCAATTCTTCTGTAGTGACAATTAGCAATAGTTTCTGTTCCGCCATAGGCACTTGCTACAGGTGTCCATGTACCTTCTTCATACACCAAACCATCATCACCTGAAGGGGCATTAACTACAACTGGATTTTTTGTAGCATCACTTCCATCTCCAAAAGTTCCATGTAGGTCGTTTCCAGATTTATCAAACCATTTATCAGAAGCAATTCCAGTTCCATCAAGATGAACAATTAAACCAGCGGGTATTATTTCAAAATCATCAAACAATATTGTAGAAGCTGAACTACTACTAGAAGGATTTCTTGATATATATATGTTCCCTCCATCAGCTGTAAACTCACCACTTCTAACAGTTTCTGTTCCAGTAAGTGTCCAAGCAGCCATAGAATTATTATATCCAGTTGATGATAATTCATTAGACCTAGCACTACCTACAGCCCAAACAGTAGCTCCAGATAAAGCTTTTACTTTCCAATTAACTCTATATCGTTTTTTTGCTGTTGTTTGACTGTTTAACCTAGCTGCTCCATTAGCACCTGTACCCCAAACATACTTAAATATTCCACTTCCAGAATTTCCATCCCAATCACCAACAACGCTATGAGTCCCATTAACATATACATACCAACTGCCAACTGTATCCATATCGTTATTATCACCAGTTATTACATTTGTATTGTCAGCACCTTCATGTTGGAAAGAAACAGAAGCTCCAGAGTATATAGCTTTTACATCTTCTTCATGTAAAGCACAATTATAAAAAGCTACTTCTGCCATATCACCATTAAAATAATCTCCACCAGCAGAAGCACTTCCTATTCTAAGAGGTTCAGTTAAGTTAGCCATAACAGTATTAATAGTTCCCGAACCACTTAATGTTTGCTCAACTCCATTTATATATATTTTTATTGTTGCAGTTGCTCCATCGCTATCCCAAACTATTACAGCATGATTCCATTCAGTTAAATTAGAAATAGGATTAGTGTATCTTTCGACTGTATCACCTGTACCATCTGAACTTGTACCAAAACGTATTTGTTCAGATGTATCAAGATACGCAACAAATTCTCTTTTGTCACCAGTACCATTGTATTTACTAAATAAAACTTGAGTACTACCAA